TAAGGTTCGTGAAGAAATCTATACAATGATCAACTGGTGGCTTGATAAGGGATTGGCAGGGTTTCGAATTTAATCAATTATCAATAAAAAAAAAGTTGACTCTCCAATGGAAAAGATCCTTATGCAATAGCCATAATTAACATATGAATAAAAGTTTAAATAGTATCCATCTAGGATTCGTTTATAACTATTATTTAAAATCTATTAAGGAGGAAATAAAAGATTATGATTGGTACAAAAATCATTCTTGAAGACCAAAGTTATATTCCCTCTCTGAATGTAGCCGACTCTACTACAAGACCAATTGTATTTGCTGGTTTTACATCTGATAAAGGGACTGAAGAATATACTAAATGGCAAGGCGATGATTTCTTCGATCAATATGGTGAAATCTCGTTTGCTCGTCATGGTCAACCATTACTCCAAGCTGCTAACGTAATCAACAACGGCGGTATTGTTTATGCAAAACGTGTTGTTGACCCAACTTCTCGTTTAGCTATGCTAGGTGTAGTTGCTCATGTGAAAGAAATTTCTCGTCAAGAAGCTCGAATTAAAATTGATCCATTGACTGGATCTCCTATTACTAAAGCTGATGGCTCTTATGTAACAGTTGATTTATATTGGAAAGCTACTGATGTAGCATCTATTTCCGATCCAGCACAACGCCCTACATACACTAAAGAAGAAGCTGGTGTAGATGGCATTGCTGCTATGTATAAAGTATGTCAAGTTAACTACTCTGTAGAAACTTTGGCTGCTGAAGAAAACGTTCATGGTAATGACTACGTTGCTACTGCAAAAGCATTCTATGACAAATATAAAAACAAAAAAGATAACAAATTCCCATTGTTCTTGATTATGGATAATGGTCGTGGTGTATCTCAAAAGAATATTACTATTTCCTTTGATTCCACTTTGTCTCGTTCTGCACAATCTGCACGTTACGTATTGGATATCGATGAAAACAGTAATACATTAGAATCTATTGTATTCTCTTTGAATCCTTCTGAAGTTGAAGCTGGATACAACTTATTCTTTGATTCTGTAGTTAAACGTACTTCTAAGCAAGTTAAATGCTATGGTTATGAAGACCAAATGCAATTATTCTATGCTAAAGTAGCAGCTATTGCTGGTATCTCTGAAACTCGTTTACGTGAATCCGATATCATTGGTGCTCGTACTTGGAAAGGTGATGTATTCAAAACTTTTGAAGTACTAGAATCTACTAATGATGGTGTAGCGACAGTTAAACTTGATAGCTTTGCTGGTCATCCATTGACTGGTGGTTATAATGGTGATACTTTCGGTACATCTCCTATCTCTAACTATAAAGGTGTAACTGATGCTACATCTGTATATGCTACAGAAATGGCTAAAGTATACAATGGTGCTTTCAATGATGATATCTATGATATCGATAACAACCCAATTGACATTGTTGTTGATGCTAACTATCCTCATATTGTAAAACGTGCTATTGAAACACTTTGTTCTTTCCGTCAAGACGTATTCTATTTCCGTGATATGGGTACTAAAGGTCTTACTAATCTTCTTGCAATCAAGAATGCTAAGACTTTGAATACTGGTGGTAATAACCGTTACGTTGCGACTTATTGTCAATACTTCGATATCTTCGATCCATATACTCGTAAACAAATTACAGTTACTATGGGTTATGCTATTGCTCGTTTGATTTGTATGCATTTCTCTAATGGTCGTTCCTTAGTATGTGCTGGTCAAAGCAATGGTTGGACTGTTCCAGAAATCATCGAAGGTACTTTATCTTACGTTCCTAAGATTACTCCTGCAGGCGACCAAGTTGCTGAAATGGATGATCTTCGTATTAACTTTGGTAAGTACTATAACGGTATCTTCTCTCTTGCATCCGAATATACTTCTCAAGATATCTTTACACAATTAAGCTATGCTAATAATGTATTGTCTATCCAAGAGTTGATTAAACAAATTCGTATTGCATGTCCTAAGTCCCGTTATAAATTCATTACTGGTACTGACTTTGAAGACTATAAACAAGACGTACAAGCAGTTATTAACAACAACGCTAATAAATTTGCTTCTATCTCTATTGACTTCAAATCTGATTCTGCATATGCAGCAAACAAAATTGTTTATGCAGTTATCCAAGTATCTTTCAAAGATTTCGCACAAGCTGAAATCTTCCGTATCGTTGCTATTCCAATTGCAACTACTGTTAGTGCTAATGCTTAAGGGGGATAAATAATATGGCTGGACGTACTGCTGGTGCTGTTAACTTTATCTTCGACGGCACTAAAGAAATTCGTGATTTGACACAATATGCCTTGTTCCGTGGTGTAACTGACTGGGCTAACTTACATCAATTTAACCAATTTGAATCTGGTTATGGTATGCTTATCGTTTTAACTATTCCAAACTTCTTGAAAGCTTTGGCAGCTAAAAGTGATAAATACCAAAAACTTATTGATACATATGTGCATGTATTGGAATATGAATTCCGTGGCTTAGATGGCATTGATAACATGACTTCTGATACTGCAGAATTGACAAATGGTGTTAAATCCATTAACGTAATCAATAAAGTTAATAGCCAATCTGGCTCTACCTTTACTATGCGTTATTTCGAAAAATCTGGTTCTATCATGACTAAAGTTCATGAGTTGTTCTTACGTGGTGTTAAAGACCCTACAACTCAAGTTAAACATTATCATGGTCTTATTGAAGATGGTACTATTAAAGAACCTGGTTTTGACCAAGAAGTATTTAGCTTCTTATATATTGTAACTGATAATACTTTGATGAACGTTGAAAAAGCATTCTATATCGTAGCTGCTCAACCAACTAACGCTGACTTGAATATCTACAATATCGAACGTGGTGATATTGGCTTCAAAGAATTGTCTGTTGAATTCTCTGGTTTCCCTATTACTAATACTATCATCAACCAAAAAGCTCAAAGCTTACTTGATTGGGTACGTAAAGGTACAATTTGGGATGAATCTGAAATGACTTACTCTGGTGTAACTCATATGAAACCATATAGTAATATCCTTACTCCTAATGGTGAAGGTAACACTGGTAAAGGCGTTTCTTATACTGGTTAATAGATTTTAATAATAGAATAAACAACAGTGGACTAGGAGTTAATCTCCTAGTCCATTTATTCTTTTTATTTGTGTAACAATATATTGACTGCGTATGAGGATTTAATGAAGATAATTAGACACAAAAACTCCTATATAATACCTACTAATAAAAATTTCTATACATGCTTCGTGAACAAAACTCATCATACAAATCAAAATCCTACGCTTGATTAACGTTTAATAATATATACATGGGAACTCCGATTTTGGACAAATAGATCAAAATTCTTCCATCAGGGGATGGATGGAAGACCTCTCTTCTCAAATTGCAATCTGCTAAAATCACATGAACGGACTTCCTCATGCGTAGTCATTCTTTCTTTGCTGCTGTGGGCAAAGTTAGTTTTCACCTTATCCAAATAAAAATAAACAACTTATGGTCATAGGCTTTAATAGCCTATGACCGTATTTTGTTGTATTAGTAACCACCGTCACCTTGATCTTGTTGTGTATTAGCAGCATATTCAATCTTAGTTGCTTCTTTAACACGCATAATCATTTCCATATCAATATAACTTTCAAGCATTTTACCTTTTAAGTTATTGAAGAAAATTTGTTTAGCGTTATCATCTAAGTCATCAGAGAATGCTTCCATTGCAGCTTGTGCTACATCATTAGCATTTTGAATGATTTGGTTAGTATTAGTTAGATTCAAGAACATCGGAGTTGGTAAGTTAACTTTAATAACAGCTGTTGGATTATTAAACTCACCTCTATAGAGTTTAGTCATAATAGATGATAAGAATCTATTAGCAACTGTTTGTCTATTATAGATTTTCTTTAAGAATCTACTATTGGACATAGATGCTTGAATAGCATAGTCCATAGATTGTCTTGCTTGTACTATTTCAAATGGTACATCAGTACTATTGACTGCCATTGATTGGAGTTTTTCCATCAAGTCAGTTTGTGGATCAATTTGTTGACCTTGCATAACTTCAAACTGTACTGGTGCATTACCACTATTATCAGTTGGAATAACAAAGTCATTGAATCGACCTAGGATGTTCAATACATTCTTCATAGATTCTAATTGACGCATATTGAAGTTTTGACGTTTCAATTGATCAATAGTAGTTAATAGAATCTTAGAGATATTTGTATCAATACCAGATTGTTTTACATAGTATACACGACGATCTTGTGCACGAGTCATTGCACCAATAGTATTGGTAATATATAGACCAATGAATAACTTAGCTGGTATCATAGACTTATATAAGTCAGAGATACCACGGTATGTATCTGGGTCTAATTTATAATAGCAATGAACTACATCATCAGGTGGTAAGAAAGTTACATTATATTTATTCTTCTTACCTGCTTGAAGATCGTGTTTTAATACCATATAGATCTCTTTAGATAGATCTTTATTAAGTTTAATAAACTTAGTATCAATAGCTGCAGATAGTTTACTAGCTACAGTCTTAACAATGCTATCAGAGATAACAGCAGAGTTCTTTGTAGCCTCCAAGTCTGTAGCTACATTGATACCTAAAGCATTTACTGGTGTAGTTGTATCACTAACTGGGAAGTCATCTTCTAAACCAAATACACTATCATTTTCAAGATAAGCGTATCCTAGAATAAGATCTTCAATTCTAACTGGAATAACTTTATAACGATTAAGTTCTTTAAAGATACATCCATTTAGACCCCAGTCATCTTTAGTATTAATTCTATCTTGTCCAGCTACAATTAAACCATTGCTTGTAGTATCATCATAGAATGGACTAGCATCTAATTTATCATTAGCTACTAGAGATACTGTACTTGTTGTAGCTTCATTGAAGTTTAATGCAGACTCTCTAATATGTTTAAGTCTATTAGCTGCAGTCTCATGAGCTACAATCTCTTTAGATAAAGCATTACTCATATTGAATGAGAATTCAACATCTAAAGATTGTTCTTTTTTATTAATATTTCTAACAAATACATCTCCGCTTTCTTTTAATGTAGGGGAGATTTTAAGAATACCAGATTCAGTTAGACTCATAGACTCTTTTTGTGTAGTTATGAACTTATTTTCTGGATTATCTAATAGCTTTTTAATAGCTCTTTCATATGGTACGATATAATAGAATCGTTCACCGTACTTGGAAGTATTATAAATAATATCTTGGAACTTGATAAGTAAGTCATACTTGTCTTTAAGTATCTTAATATTGTTATAGAATACTTCTTTATCACTTTCTACAGAGACATTCTCATCAGAGATGAAGATAAAGTCTTTGGAGAAGTGGTCAGATGAGATTACATTATCACATAGTACACCTAATGCATCTTCAAGCATAGGCATATATTTACAGATCATGTCAATCTCTGCATCAAATAACCGTAAGCTACGATTATTAAAGAAAGCATTATAAGTACTACCATCATTATTTAAGTCTTTGAATAGATTATCAAAACCATCTACAATTTTTGGATCATTTTGATATTCCATAGACTTAGCATATAGAGTGCTAATAGAAGATAGACCTGTGGAGTAGTTAATATCATTAATAATCTTACCCATAGAATCATTGATTCTATCAGTAAGATGATTTAGTTCGCTATCACTGTCTGGTGGTGTATAATATGTACGACCGTATAGATTAGCAAGACCTTTACGGATACTACTAAGTAACCCATCTTGCTTTTTTACGTTTTTATCTTCAGCCATTATCGTTCCTCCTTTGATTATTTAAATGTTTTCCGTATGCTAAATAAACGAATCTGGCTATAGAGATTGATTCTCTATAGCCAAACTCCCTAGTAAGGTAAGAATAACATTGACTGATTAACAATGATACCATTACGTTTAGTTATTTTAAATCTAAGAATATTAAAGTTCTTATTAGGAGCATTATATACTGTAGCTACTACATGATCAGATTTCAATGTAGGTATAGCTGATTTAGGTATATCAATCATATATCCACCTATATTGATTCTAAATGCTCCAGTAGATGCACTACCAGCCATAAGTTCATTATAACAATCTGTATTATGAAACTCATCAGTTCTAGCAATGATATTATCATCTATTTGATATTCTCTTAGACTATTCATACAAGCTTTAACATACTCAGCATCCCAATTGAATACAGATACAACTGGTTTATGAATAGCTATCTCAGGATTCTCAATAGATGGCTCTAATTGAGTAATCTTACCAAGATTCTTTAAGTCAGAGATATTAACTAATAGGTTATTAATATGAAGACTTAAATCAACCATATAGCTTGTAGTCTGGAAGTATGATTTCTCTGGTCCTACACCAATGATTGGATTGATATAATTTCTATCATATAGAATCTTATCACATTTCAAAAGCTTACTTATAGAAAGTAAGCTTTCGATATCAGATTGGCTTAATGGGAAATGTATAACCATTATAATCCTCCTGGCATTTGTCGTTCACCATAGATTGCATTCATATTCATGCTACCAAATCTAGTTAAAGCTGGTACACATTCATTGTATTCAACTGCTATTGGTTTAACTAACTCGCCTTTATTATATACTTTGAATTCATTCTCTGTAGATAGTCTACCTGAAGCGAATAATGTAGATACCTGATCTACTAACTCACTATAGTTAGGTAAACCAAACCATCTATGTCCGATAGTTAAATGGTCTTGAGTTACAATATCTTCGATGATTGCAGAGCTTGCATCTTTATCATCTTCAAATTCAATCTTACCAATCTCAGATGGAGAACTTAAATTGAACTCACGATTAATACTTGGATATAGTGAACTAAAGTCAAAGTCTACTAAGTTATCACATAAGAAGACTGGAATACCATTGATCTTTAATTTAACTGAGTCATTAACCAAGTTTGGGTCAGCTACGAAAGCACCATCAAACTTCTCAGATGGTTTCTCTCTAGTCTTATTGATATTATTACCAACAACTAAACCGAGATTAAAATAGAAATCGATTTGTTTATTACGTAAATAAATGGTTTGTCTATGTACTTTAGAGAATCGAGTATTATTTAATACACTAGAGTTATAGATATATCCAATATCATCTGTAGATTCTTCAATACATACTTGGACTAATACGTCGACGATATTATAGAATACAAATGTTTTGAAATCTAAGAATGGTAACTTAGCTAAGTCTGTAGTGATATGATGATAATTTAACTTTTGTACACCACAGATTTGAGCACCAATATCATTCAACTTAAATGATGCAAATGCAGATTGTCCTTTACGACGAGATGCAAATTGAATCATTTGATCTAAGTATACTGTATATGCTGAGATATATGCATAATCACCACGTTCAGCATAATTGTTTTCCATACGTGTATCAATAAAGTATTCAGCTTTAGGATTTAACTTAAAGTCTGGATGACACATGATACTTTCTGGACGATATCCAAGATTACGAATACGTTGAATCAAATATGGAATATCGAACGCCATATTCCAAGCCATTAAGAAGTCAGGTTCTTCAGTATTAATTTGTCTGAATAAGGAACCTAGTAATTGTATCTCTTGATCGAAGAATCTTACATTAAAGTTATATCCAAAGATATTAAACTTACGTTGTCTTGCTTCATCACCAATAGCAAACTCAATTAACTTTCTTAAGTCTCTTTCAATCTCTCCACTAGCTACTTGGTTTTCAAACTCTTGTACTAATGGATTCTTAGGATCTCTAAGAATATATGTATTGATTACACCATCATTAATATAAGTTACTACATTAACTGGAGCTTCACCTGGTTCTGGGAAATCACCTACAATATCAGAGATATCAACTTCAATATCCAGATATGCTTTTCTTACAGAATGGATTTCATTCTTAAATAATCTATTAAACCAGAATCTATAATGGTCTTCAATATTTTGGTCAGAGAAGAATACTTGATTCAAAGTATGTAGTTTAGCATTCTCTCTATATTCACCATTGGCAATATTGTTTGTAAAGAATTTCATATTACCAGTTGCTTGAGCTATACATTTCTCTAATTCTCTATTAGGACATTGAATAGCTTCTACTTCATCTTTAGGTAAGAAGTCATAGTGATGAGTCAATTTATCTGGGTCTTTAGCTAAGAACCAAATATATTCTGGATCTTCAATTTCACATACGTGTTTCTTACCTGTATTATTATCTTTAGCAACTAAACTCAAAGATGGTTTAGTCCATTTACCGTTCTCTTGTTTAAAAGGTTTTGCAAAGAATGTTTGCAAAATCGTTAAGTCATAGTTCTTTGGAAACTGATTAAATATGTTTAAAATGTTAGCCATATTTAAAATCCTCCTTCGTATTTATACCTACTTTAATGTAACTGGGAGTTTAATTTTTAATAATTCGACGTTTTTAGGCAATATAAGAATATATGCATAGAACTTTAAAATAAACCCATAAAGGAGGGAATATTATGCAATATACTGAAGCTATTACCGAAGGTAATATTACCGTAGAAGAACCTAAAGTGACTAATAGTCCTAAACCAAACTTTAGTGGCTCTTCTGTATTTAATAAATTTGCTACTGGTCAAGGTAAAAAAATTGTAGTAGAGAATACTCCTATAGATGAAAGTACTTTGATCAAACCACGTAAACGTGGTCGACCAAGAAAAAATAAAGATAACGATGAAATCAATGTAGGTGGCGATGCTGAAGAGATCGTAACAAATAAGGCTTATATTGATTCTTATGAAGAAACTAATGATTTGATCAAAGTTATGATTGGTCAAATCGATGGTCTTCAAGGGGAATTAAAGCAAGAGTTTAATGATATCCGTCTATCTAAGATGCGTGGTAAATATCAATATCTAACTGATATCTCTGCAACTATTTCTTCTCTATCTAGCACTAAGTTATCTGCTATTAAAGAGCTTAACTCTGTTATCTCTAAATGTCATGATATGGAACTTAAACGTACTAAAGAACTTAAACTTGAAAATAGTGGTAGTGATGAAGCAGCTATCATGGGCTTATATGAAAATATCATTAATACTCCTCGTCAACAACTTGAATCTGGTTTCATTCCACCTAGATTAGAAAGTGGAGATGTACCATTAATGGTTCAACAACAAGGCGGTATGGATATCTATCAACCTATGATGACTAATGATGAATTGTTTACTCCAGAACAAAATCGTATGATTATGGAACACAATCCAGATGTTAAGACTGTAGTTGTATTCGATCCAAAAACAGAATCTAGAGAATTCCGTTGTATGAATATTAAGACTGGTGAACAAATTACCAATATGAGTTTACCTGATCCATTCTTATTGGAAGATATGAACTTAAACTTCCAAACTGGTGTAGCTCGTAATTCTAATTTAAATATGAACTTCCCATTAGCTACCCTTGAAGGTGGAATGGTTAAGTTAGTAGAATCTAATTATTAATAAAAAGAAAAAAATAAAAGAGAAGAGTAGAGGTTGACCCTCTACTCTACATCTTCTTTCATTAAGTTAGAAATCTTTTCGAATCCTAATTTTAATGCAGTCAAGTATGGGTCCCAACCCATATGGTTATGCTTGTTGGTAATCTTCAATGTATTTAATACATATTCTGATTCCTTGACCATATCTAAGACATCTGTTGAAACAACATTTTCTACCATTGGAACCATTACAGTAAAATGATCAGGATGACATGTAATGATACAACTCATAACATCATTATCAAGCATATCATTGTTGAACTTCTTTAAGATAAGTTCAACCATATTTACTGTTTCATGCATCTCTTTATAAAAATTAAGTTTTTCCATGATATGAATCCTTTCTTGCCATGCGGCTACTAATAAACTATATATCATATCACGTTAATAATATACAGTTATATATATCCACTATTACAAAAAA